TATCTAAATATCATTATGAATTAGATTCAATGAGAACTGCAGAAGAAGCCATTGAATACAGATATAATCAAGGATGGGCAGCGGAAGAAGACAGGGCCTTTACGTTTTGGGCAAGACCTCAGTATAAATCGCCTATAGGAACTAATGTATTAATTCTTTCTATAGTAGATGACAATGGAAAAGTTAAATTTAATACTGGTGGATTACCTACCTTTGGTCAAGCCTTAAATGTTGGCGATTGGATTTCTATTAGTGGAACACAATCATATAATGGAATAGCTAAGATAATTAAAATAGATGGAGATTCTATTACTTTAGATGAATCGTATGTAGATAATGTTACTTCAGGTACTCCTAAGTTTAACAAGGAGACGAGTAATAATTTTATGATTTATGAAAATGATTTACTTCCACCGACGCAATTTGTATCTCTTACTTATACTCCTAATTGGTTTATTATGAAAATAAACGACAAGTATTATAAGTGGAAATTGACCCAATCATTGGCAAAAGATGAATGGTATGCATTTGTAATTAATCTTAATGCTACTTCTAGGCAGTTAAGTCTTTATGTCTATGACACACCAGAAACATCAGGTTCAATAAATCCTAACCTTACAGCAAAACTATCTAAGATTTTTTACGAATCAAAGACTTATACGCCCGTAGGTGTAGTAAATGATTTAAAATGGAAACTTTTAGGATCACAGACCGATTTAACTAATATAAGAATTTGGGAAAAACCAATAGAAGAAGAATTACAAAGCTTAATTCTTAGTCAATACGTTGTTAAAGATACTCATTTAACTTTATTGCTGGATAACGCTTCACCAGAATTGTTACTTCAGACAGTTTCTGATGCCCGTTAAAATTTGGAATATATAATACAAATTTAGTATTAATGGAAGAAAACCCGAAAGAAAAGTTTAGAGATAGCATTGGGGATTTACTTAATGATTTACCTGATGAAGTTCCTGGATTAGATGATACTCCACAATTACCTAAGGTTAGGGCAGAAGGTACTCAAGCTGTTGCATTAACTAAAGCCAAAGGAAAGGCTAAAAAGGTAATGACTAGTCTTCTTAAATTTTATTTAAGTGAAGAAATTATAGCCGAGCATGAATACATTCAAGCAAAGGCACAATTAGACGAATATGCTTTAGGAATGTTGATAAGGCAGATGGAGAACAGCGAAGTTGCTATATCTAGTTTAATGGACATAATTAATGAAGGGGATGTTTCTCCTAGGATGTTTGAAGTACTTAGTGATTTGCAAAGAACTCTTTTAGACATCATAAAGAGTCAAACCATGTACATGGTAGCTATTGAAGAAAATGCTAAAAAGACAAGTAGAGATATAGATGTTTATCATGGAAGCCCTGAAGGGGATTCAAGATCAAAAACATCAGGATTAAAATCTAGAGGTACTAAAGATTTAATGAGAGCATTACAAGAAACTATTAACGAAGAAGATATTCAAGATGTTGACGAAGATGAAAATGAAGAATGATTACATTCTCACTGAAGAAATACCACAAGAAACACAAACCAAGGGAGGTTTATGGATTCCTGAAGAAAAGTATAACCGCAAGGCTTTAGTTATTGAAGCATCAGATGGATTAGAAGTTAAGAAAGGTGACAAAGTAATAAAAACAATAGGAAAGGGTACAGAATATACCTTTGATGATAAAAGATATGAAATCTTACATATTAATCATATCCTAGCCGTAATAAAAGAAGATGCCACAGAAACCACAAGCACCTAGTGCAGGATTTGACTTTAGTGTAGGTAAAGCTGAACAAGCCTTTTCATGGACAAGTGAAGGTGTTGAGCAACTTATGCTTGCATTGGAAGAAGGCTATAAACCTAAAGCAACACCGTTCTACGAAGGTAATCCTAATCTTAGAAAAGGTAACATTGTTTTTAATTATACTCCTCATGAAATAAAGGAAATAAAAAAGTGCGCAACCGATATTGTGTACTTTGCAAATACGTATTGTACTGTAATGACCGATCATGGTTTGCAGACAATTCAATTAAGACCTTATCAAGAAGAGATGTTAAGGCAGTTTCAGGCAGAGAGATTTAATATTTGTTTAGCTAGTAGGCAGGTTGGTAAAACAATATGTTCTTCAATTTTTATTGCATGGTATGTTCTTTTTAATTTTGATAAGAACGCATTAGTACTTTCAAACAAAGGTGCAACCACAAGAGAAATTATTGACAAAGGAAAAACTATTTTAGAACACTTACCCTTTTTCTTAAAGCCAGGTGTACTTAAATGGGATGTATTTAATTCCAAATTTGATAATGGCTGTAGAATCATTGGTCAAACTACAACTAAGAAAGCGGCAATTGGTTTTACTATCCATTTGCTATTCATGGATGAGTTTGCCCATATACCCCAAAACTTTGTAGAAACTTTTTATGAAAACGTATATCCTACGGTATCTGCTTCTTCAAACTCGAAGGTTATTATTACGAGCACCCCTAATGGCTTTAATAAGTTTTATGATATTTACTCCGCAGCTGAATCTGGGTTAAGTGAATATACACCATTCCGAGTTGATTGGTGGGATGTCCCTGGAAGAGATGAGGCATGGATGAGACAAGAAGTTGCCAACTTAGGTAGTGAAGAAGCATTTAATAGACAATACGGAAATCAATTTATTGCAAGCTCTTCATTACTGTTAGGAGCAGATAGTCTTAAAAAACTAAAAGAAGGAGAATTAGAATTTGTACATCGTGAAATGGTAGAGTTTGAAGATGAGCAAGTAGAATATGATGGCTTATTATGGGATCCAGACTTTAATTTAGAAGAATGCGAAGATAATTCTAATTATTGGTGTTTTTCGGTAGACATTGCAGAAGGTACCGGTGGGGATTATTCTATCATTAATATTTTTAAGATAGAACTCATGGATGAAAAGGATTGGGCAAAGGTATCATCGCCTGGTAGTTTTATTGACTTTTATAGAATAAGACAAGTTGGAAGATTTAGAAGTAATGAACATACTATTGAAGAGTTTGCAAAATCTCTTTACATTTTAGCATATGACGTTTTTTATTCTGAGAATGTAAAAATGATCATAGAATGGAATTTATTTGGAGGTGAATTGATAAAAAGAATGGAAACAGTATTTCCACAAAGAAATGATTTTGATGAAGAAGCCGTAGTTAAATTTAAACATAGAATAGATGCTCGTACTAAACAATTCGGCTTAAAGGTTAAAAAGGATAATAAACCTATATTTTGCCAAAACTTCAAAAAATACATTACACAAAATAGAATTGTACTAAAAGATAAACAAACTGTATATGAAGCAGCCACATTTGGTAAAATGCCAAATGGAAGTTATGCAGGTCAATTAGGTCATGATGATTTAATAATGACATGTATAAATAGTTCTGAATTCTTCTTTACATTGGATTTTTCTGATTTTGCTGAAGAGATCCATGATGAAATGGATCAAAGTATTCAAGACAAGATTGATGTTATTCTAGAGCAAGATGCAAAAGGAGGACAATTGAATTTTGATATCTATGACTTGGTATAAAAAGTTACAGGTTGTTGGATATATAAAAAAAGCAAATAAAAAAAATAATATAAGATGGCACTAGATCCAAAAATCGCTTCGATTAAAGCTGCAGGAACTTATAGATTTGAATTCGATAAGTCTCAAGTTGTTAGTATCCCTGCTAATCAGACAAGATTAATTGTTGGTTTCTCTAAGACAGGACCTTTCAATACTCCTGTATTTATACCAGATACTGCATTCTTTAAGCAAGTATATGGCGATATTGACAGAAACTTAGAAAGAAAGGATTCTTTTTTCCACAGAAGCTGTTTAGCAGCATTGGAAAGAGGACCTATTCTTGCTCTTAATCTTCTTAATTTAGATTCTGCTGACCAAGTAGAGTACCTTAAGTTTGGTACGGCTGCAACACCAGAGGCTCAGGCTAATGGTGGTGCAATGGGAGAATACCAAAAATTTTATAATAGAGATAAATTCTTCTATCCAGATTCTGATGCATTCCTAGATAATGTAAATGCAAACAGAACAACATTAAGTTCTACCACAACTAATGATCTATTAGACATGGTGAATTTAGGACAAAATCCTATTTCTGTTATTGTAAGAAAAGCTTCTGCTGCTAATTCTGCAGGTTTTAATGTAACTGTTGAAGAGTGGTATGGCGCTGCAAACGTTCCAGGATTCTTAGATAAGGACAGTTTAGTATCCGACTTCTTAGTTGATATTTTTGTAATTGGTGGAAATTTTGGTGGAGACTTTAGTTCTGCTACACCTTACGAAAGATTTGAAGCTGATCCAACATTCCAAACCTATTTTGATAAGACACAGGGTTTAAAGAGGAGAGTATTTGATTCTGATGCAACTGATACTAAGATTGCAGAATTCTTTAATGAGTCTGAGGTTGATCTAATTGCAACTTACACTGCTTCTCTTATTCCTGATTTTGTGGATCTTATTGGTAATAACCTTTTCGTAGAAAAAGTTGTAAATGCTGATACTGCATCTACTGGATTATTTGTTGCAGTTAATGAGGATCTCTTTAGCGGAGACTTTTTAATTGACGGTGTTGCTGGTGGTCTTGATCTCATTGGTCATAATTTAGAATATACTCAAGCAACTTCTTTACAGGATGATGTAAACTTCTTATCTTACAGCGGTGCTATTGTATCCGACGTAAATTATGCAAGAGCTGCCACTGTCCCTAATACAGTTACACAAGGTACAGAATTAATTTCCGTTACGGCTGTTTCGGGTGGAGATATTCAAATTCAAATACAAGGAACTGCAGGTGATTCATTCTTTGATGCATTTGCTAATATGACTGCAAATAGTTCAACTGTTGTAGGTACTTATATTTTTGATTCTGTTATTTCAAAATATGTTCCTGTTACTTCTCACCAAGTAGTTGGAAACACCGTTACATTATTACTTTCTTCTGTAGGCGGTGTTGCAATAGGAGATTTCCCAACAACTGGCGCAACATACACTTACATTAACGAAGGTGACTTTGGATTCGTTGCTGATGAATTACCATTATCTAACCCAACCGCTGGAATTATAGGTTCTTACGGATCTACCTTATATAGCCAATTCTCAAACGGTACTCTTACTGATGGGGATGAAGCTGTATATGAAGTAGGTGGGATTCAATATACTTCTTACTTAGTATTTAATGCTGTAGATTACGGATCTATTCATGTAGGAACACCAACAACTGCTGTTGATACTGTTGGAATATCTGACCCGGCATATAACTTGCCATCGGTTCAGATAACTCCTTACCAGGAAGATGCATTTAACACTTTGACTCCACATGCCCAGTTTACTTTAGATGGTACAGGTGTATTCTTAAATTCTGATGCTGTTGCATACGGTGCAAATATTTTAGGTATTCAAACTCTGAAAGGTGCAAATAACCTTTCTATTGATATCTTGGCTGATTCATTAACTGAAACTGCTCTTAAGCCTAACCAAGTATTAATTGATGCTGCTAATCCTGATGCTGCTGATGTGGTTGTAGGTAACTACTTAGTACACTTTGAAGGTTCTGTTTCAGTACCTCACTCAAGATTAACCAGAATCAATATTGTACAAGGCGGATTAACAAATTCTGAATATAGTACAATTCCTGCAGGCAAAACTGCATTATTAGTTACTTGCCAAAGTGAAATTTCAATTTCCACTGCAGGCGGTATTAAAAAGGTTGAATTGTATTACCCAATAGATTCATGGATTGATTACTTAAACATATTTACTTTAGATGGGTTTAGGTTAGATAATACAAAACATGTACCTAACGGAACTAACGAAAGACAGAATGCTATATTAAATGGTACTCTTAATGGAACTAACCTGTTTAAAGCATTAACTGATAGAGAAACAATTAACTTCAGATATTTAGTTGATACGTTCGGAAACGGTATTGAAAGTGGATCTAAGGCAATTTATACAAACTTATGTTCTACTAGAAAGAATGCATTTGCAATAATTAATGCACCTTCTGCTAAAGACTTTAAGAATAATACAGATCCTTCCTTCTTGGATGCAACTGGATCGCTTTCCTCTAGATTTATTTCTACTGGTGGAGATCTTAGTAAAAATCCAACGGTAAGATACTCATTACCTTCACCAACACAAGGTGCAAGCTTTGGCGCATTCTACTATCCTTTCATTACTGTAAGAGATTTAGGAAAGAACATAAACGTTGTACCAGCACCGTATGTTTCTAATAACTTTATTGCAAAGTATGAAAATGCTTTACCGTGGTCATTAGTTGCAGGTGTTCGTAGAGGCGTTGTAGGTGGAACTGGAGTTGTAGGTTTAGAATTAAATCTTGGTAAAGAGGACAGAGAATACTTAGAACCATTTGGATTGAATCCAATTGTATTCCAAAGTGGAACTGGCCCAACAATCTTTGCTAATAAAACAGCACAGCAAACTACAAAATCTGCGTTAAGCTCAATTAATGTTAGAGAGGTTGTAATTTACATCCAAGATGGTATTGAAGCAATCCTGAAAAACTACTTATTTGAATTTAACACAGCTCAAACTAGATTGGAAATTAAAACTCTTGCTGATAACTTCTTATCAACCGTTCAAAACGATGATGGTGTTTTTGACTTTAAGAATGTTATGGATGAAACTAATAATACTCCAGAAGTTATAGATCAGAATGTAGGTATCCTTGATACTTATATCGAGCCAGTAAGAGGTATGGAAGTTCTCGTACAAAGAACTACAATCCTTAAAACAGGTGCAATAAGCTCAGGTAACTTCCAATAAGAAAAGAAAGATGAATATATAAAAAAATAAGATAAGTTATGCCATTACCACATTATACACAATCAAGGGCCAGCAGTCAGAGATATGAACCTATCCAACCAAACCTTTTCGAGGTAACTGTGTTCAGCCCATTAGGTGATGATACAGGATTAATCTTGGAACAGGTTAAAACTATCGGAGGATTAAATAACCTTAATCCATCTGTAGATGCAATCGGTCAGAAATATAAATTTGCTGATCGTTCGTTTGCAAGTATGCCAGGACAAACATTCTTGGATCTCACACTCAACTTCAGCTTAAACCTGAATGAAGCAAATGAAAACTACATTTACAACACATTCCGTAACTGGTACAAATTGATTTATGATCCACTAACCGGCGAAATGGGATTGAAAAAGGATTATGTTGGAAGTATGATTATTGTACAGTACAACAGAGCAGGTGATATTTTCAGAAAGATTACTTGTAAAGATGTATTCCCAACAGGACAACCTGATTTCGTAGATGAATTGAATTATGAAACTCCAGATGCCGCTGATTTAACAATGACTTACCGTTGTGATCACTGGGTTGAAGAAAATGTTGGAGCTACAAATCTTTAATCTATAAGTTCATTAAATATATTTTTAGAAACTGGCCTTAGGGCCAGTTTTTTTGTCATAGCACTAATATATAATATAGAATACATAATCTAAAACACATGACTATATTTAAAGTAGAAAATCAAACAGATGGGAAGATTTATGTAGGCTACTCTGTTAATGATAATCCAAACAACTTAGGTACAGGAAAATACATTAAGAGGGCGGTAAAAGATTTTGGTTTAAGATCCTTTACTAAAACTACATTAGAAGAATTTGGACAAGATGAATCACTAGGTCATATTATGGATAGACTTGAATTTTGGATTAAAAAATTTAAAGCCGATAATCCTAAATATGGTTATAACGAAAGCGTCCAAGAAATGATCCCACAAAAGAAAAGACTTACAAAAAAATTACAAGTCTTATTAACCCCAGAAGATGAAGATAATTTAAATTCTATCATTATCCAAAAATCAATGGAAACAAAAACAAAACCGATGCCCGTATCAAGATATGTTAGGCAATTAATAGTAGAGCATATTGTAAAAGAGACATCACCAGAAAAACAATTAATAAAATCTAAATAATTATGAGTAGTCACGAGGACAATATTAAAAAGGAATTTGAAGCAGCTGAAAGTATTCAGGATACTGCTGCTGTAGTAACTGATGAAAGCGGTACTATTAAAGAGCTAGGTAAAGTTGACACAACTAGAGGTTCTGGTGTAGTTTCACCTGATGATCCAGAAATTAAAAGAATACAATCATTGGCTGGGCATGTTAAATTAGATTTAACACAGTTCCCATCGGGTGGGCGTTTCTATAGAGAAGATTTTGAAATTCATATCAGAGCCGCAAGAGTTGGTGAGATTAGAGATTTTTCAACAGTAGATGAGGATAACATCTTAGATGTAGATGAAAAGTTAAATTCTATTCTTGTTAATTGTACTAAAATAATGTACGGTACACAGAGAGGATCTTATAGAGACGTATTGGAAGAAGATAGAATTTACCTTATTTTATCAATTAGAGAACTTACGTTTAAGCAAGGTGAAAATAAACTTATGATGCCAATTGGTAAAAAAGGATGTTCCACTCCTAGCTGTAAATCTCAGGAATCCGTAGAGCTTAAAACATCTAATCTACAATTCCAGGAAACTGATGAACTATTAGAAAAATATTATGATTATCAAAATAAGTGCTATACAATTCCTACTAAAAATCATGGAGAGATTACATTAGCACCACCTACGATCGGAGTAATGAGAGCTATTACTAATTGGATTAGAAAACGTGAAGAGGAAAATAAATCTTGGGATAAAGCATCTCTTACTGTGCTTCCTTATGTACAAAGAGAATGGAGAGGTTTTAATGATAATGAAATCTTTTCTGCTATAACCAATTTCCAAGGTTGGGATGCAAGTAAATATTCAATTGTTTATAGACTTGTAGAAAAAGCGAAAATTGGAGTCAAGCCTGAGTTTGTCTATCCATGTGAAAGTTGTGATGCGGAGGTCACAGTCCCGCTTTCCTTTCCCGGCGGCGTCAAGGCTCTCTTTATTATTCAGGATATCACTTCTGAACTTCTTTAAGATAAGAGTTCTTTTATTGGAAAAGTTGCATCTCCAACCGTCTGAGTTGGATTTGCTACCTTTCTATGAATACGAGTATACTCTTGAAATGTTTAATGAAATCATCAAAGAACGTAATGATGATGAAAAGAAACAAACGTCTTCTTATGATGATCAATATAAGAATATGTCCGGAATGCAAAATAAAATGAGTAAAAGTATGTCTTCATACAAAACTCCATCAATGCCTAAAATAAGCATGCCTAAGTTCTAATAAATATACTATGGCGGCTGTAACTCTTAAGGACTTAATGAGCCCTCTATCAAAAATAGAGGCTTATGCAAATGAAACTAATGAAAGCATCAAAAAAATTGAAGAATTCATTGTTCAAGGGATGGGCAATTCCAGTAATGGTGGCGATGCGCTCAGTGCACAAATCTTAGCTACATCCCAGCAACAATTAGTTAGCTTAAGAAATATTGAATTTATTTTAGGGCGGCAATTAGAAGTACAAGCACAGGAAGCTGAGCAGAGTAAATCATTCGCCTTCGCCAGACTTAGACAAAATGCAGTCGATAGAATTTTCGGTAATAAAGATTCCAAGAATTTAGAATTAATTGCAAAAGCCTCTACATCCAAAAGCAGTGGAACAGATAAAGGTGCTGGAAAGATCAAAGGTAGTGGTGCACAAGCATTAAAAGATTTAGGAATGGGTGCTTTACTTACAGGTAAAGCTATGTTACTTTGGACTATTGTACCAAAAAAGGCAGTAGATAAATTCCTTGATTTTGTAGTCAAATCATTTGAAAAATTTGAACAGTTTGATGTTAAGAAGGTGCAAAAAGGAATTGATGCTTTAGACTCTATGGGTGGTGCTATAATGAAATTTGCAACAGCTCTTGCATTATCAACTCCTCTTATCCTAGTAGGACTTATTGGTCTTCCAATACTTATACCAACGCTTTTCATTATGGGAGGTGTATTTTATTTGTTAGGTGGCAAAAAGTTTAGTAAAAGAATTAAGAGAGGGTCACGGGCTCTTACTGTGATGGCTGAA